CGACACGGGATTTGTAGCGTTCTAAGTAGACAGAATGCCGCACCGTTTCATCAAGTATGTCATCTGTTATCGCCATTATCGTCGTCGCCCATGCCTGACATTTCGATCATTTCGCTTTCGTCGTCGGGGTCAATTTCTTCGTTTAGAAGGTTCCGACGCTTGGCTTCGTTGATATAAGTGCGCTTTGATATGACTTCGGCAAGATACATTTTGTTCAGCGCGTCCATGTCTAGGTGCGACAATGCGTTTGCAGCAAAGTCTTTGTTGATCACAATATCGATGTCGGTGTTGATACCTGACATTTCTGCCATCCATGAAAACGCCAATTCAAGCGTATCTTTTAGATTATCGGCCCACATACCCAAGCGACTGTTGATCTTTTGTTCATCGATCATATCGCCTGTCGCTGTAGAACTGCCCGTGCGCGAAACAATCAATTGCAAGCCCATTGCCTGCATCTGAAATTCCATGTCTTTTAATTCTGCACGGCCCGCATCAATAGCTGCGCCACTGTGTTCGATCACCCCGACCTTGGCGTTTTCGTTTGACGACCAGAACGCATAACCTGCACCTTCGGTAAAGTCTTCTAAATCTTCGCGACTATAACCGTGAAAATACTTCATCGGTGCGCGGGCATGGTGCATGATGTTTGCTTGATCTGACTGCGAACGCCAGTGTGCAAGGTTGATTTCTGCCAAACGCGAATGCGGCGGCTTGGCCTTCATGTAACCATCACGCCCTAAATCACATGCTGCGACGTAAATGCGCGGCATACCTGTCTGAAATTCGTCATAAATGCGCCACTGTTCATCGTCATCTTTACGATACAGGCGAACATTTACCGTACCTACAACCCGACCATCTTCTGTGGGCAAGGTCAGAACCCGCACCTGCTCGATAATTGCTGGATCAAATTCGTCTTCGGTTTCTTCTGTGACAGTCTCCATTATGCGGATTTGTGTCAGTGTTGGCGTGTTATCTATCACCATCGTTTTGTAGCCAATGATTTCTTCAACCGATAAGCTAACAAAATATGGCCTAAAATTACCCGCTTGCGCCTGCGCACGGGTTAGTTCACCACGGGCAGGTGCATCAACCATGACGAAAGAAATGCCTGTCGCTTGCGCACTATCGAAAACATCACGGGCAAACTGCGCTAAATCGCGACCCTGCAAATCGACGTTATACGCCCAAATATCTAGGTCGGTGTTTGTTTCCGATAACTGAACAGGTGTTTCAAATACCTTGCCTGATAGGTCTTCGATTGTCTTGCCTACACCATCAAACAACCAAGTCGAACGAAGTCGGGCTTCGTAATCGTCTTCTGTTTCTTGCGGAAACTTGGGCAAATATTCTTCACCCTTATCGCGCATGTGCCGCCCGCCCTTCATCAAATCACGACAGGGTGCCGACATTTCCAACATTGCTTGAATTTCGGGTGAGCGTTCCGCAACTGTGTTTGTCATATTCTAATCACCATTTTACCCGCCGCCGTTTGCTTAATAAGTGGCGCAATTGCATATCGCACCGCATCGGGTGCGTGATTGTTTGCATCGATGACATCAGGCAAGATGTCGCCCGAATGTTTATCGACCTTGTGGGCATACCCGCGAAAATCATCAATAGCACCTTTGCAGCTTGGGTGGATTATGACAGATTTAAAGCCCCGAATAAACCTAATTCCTTCATCGACGCTGTTAGGCCACTTTTTAACGCCTTCCATGCGGGGTAAGCCATGCCTTTGCAGGTACGATATGGTTTTAGGTTCCGCGCTATCAGCACGGCTTGTGTAGCGTTCGAAGTCGGGTATCGATGCCTTGATAAAATCAACCGTCTGATCGATTTCGATGTTTACGCCGTATGCTTCCTGTTCGATCCATAGCTTTTCGTCATGCACTCAACCCTTGACCGCACATAAGGGGTCAGGTCGAAAGCCAAAGTCAACGCCCAGATACGGCCCCGACCAATCTTTCATAGGCACAAATTCATCGACCTTCCATTTCCCATGAAACACTTGCGTATCGCTGACACGTTCATAATCGCCTAGCCAAACATGGTTATATCGATCAGGGTCACGTTCTAACGCTGATTGTGCTAGTTCTTTCATCGCTGTTGGGCAAAATGGATTATCTAGGTAATTCACATGCACCAAGGTTGCCCGATCATTCCCCTGAAACAATGCTTCGACTGCATCATCTTCATTGCGTGGGTTCCAGCTAAACCAAAGCTGCGCCTGTTCTTTACGCATTGTCGGGTCAAGTAGTTCAATCGAACGGGCTGACAGGCTTTGTGCTTCCTCGCACCATGCGACATCGAACCCTTCCAGCGACTTGATGCTGTCGGCAGTGTGATCTTGCATACCCTGAAATATAATCAAACCAGAACCTTCGCGACGACGTATTTCTGTCAACTGAATGTCAAACAGATGTTCGATCTGCATTTCTTTAATCTTATCTTCGATCAACTGCTTTGCGCTGAATTTTAGTGACCGTTGGATTTCACGAATACAAACGATGCGGGTATCTGGTTCGCATAAAAGCAAATCAACAGCACGTTCTGCAAAGAAGTGTGACTTGCCAGATGCACGACCACCCTTTGCCCCAAGATAGCGTTTATCACTTACCCAAAGGGGTTGCGTCCAACGTGCCGCCTGTAGCTGCAAAGCGGTGTCATCAATCGTTTGATGGATCAACGAAAACCCTTTCAATGCGTGTTGGTGTCATTGTGCCGTCAGGTGATGTTAGTTCCATTGCCTGTTTTTCAGTCCATCCAGCTTGGGTTTTCATGAAAAAGATAATGGCAGTTAGATCGCCTTCATTTATTTTGTCCATCAGCTTTGATGCGACATATTTGATTTTAGATGATTTGCCTTTTTTATAGGCAGTCATAACGTCAGGCTGTCTTTGCATGACACGTTGAAAAGTTTTGACCGATATACCGAAATGATCTGCGATCTGACCTTGCGTCATTGTTTCGGCTAGTTCAGCCACTTCTTTGACTTGAAGTTCACTAAATGTTGTTGGTTCCGCTGGCATGTTGTGCCTCCGCTGCTTCCGCAACCTATATATAGCAAAGAAAAAGCCCCATGCAAAGACGGGGCTAGTTAGGTCATACAGACCCATGAGGTCGATTGAAACATATCGCACTACTGCGTACCATATAACTTTCGCTTTTCATACTCTAAAGTTTTCTTATATGGCAGTAAATCACGCGCTTTGATCAAACCTTTTGCAATCAATCGTTCAGGTGCTTTGCCATACACCCAATGTTCACCCACTGGTTCCAGTGCTTTAATACGACGGGCGTTGATTTCATCAGTATCGCGCGGGTCATAATCCCGTTGCAGCGTCGGGTCATCAGGGTCAGCGGTTTCGTTTGCCGCTTCGATAATATGGGCTGTCAGCATCTTTTGCGTGGGCCAGAAGCGCGACGTATGCTTTTTGCGTGTCTTCTGAAACATCTTTTCCAGCATGTGCTTTAGACGACCTTCGTTTGTGTTGGTCGGTACATCGCTGTTGATGTCCTGAATGATGGTTTCGATTTCCTTTATCGCTGCGGGATCATCCAAGTGCGATGGGCGTTCGTATCGTTTTAACATATCGATCACGAATGGCCTGATTATTGCGATGCGTTCATCATATTTCAAGTTCATTGCATTTCCCCTTTTGCTTCGAAGTTTTCCCAGAATGATTTGTCTGTCGATTTCTTTGCTGGGATAACATCATTCCACCTGTCTTGGTTTAACCACGACGCAAGGTGCGGGATATATTGCGGATCACGACCTTTGACATGTTCGCCAAACTTTAACAACGCTTCCTGAATATGCTGGGGTGTTGCACGTTTGCAAGCCTGATAGAATGCCGACTTTGCTGCGGGTTTCGAAACCTTCTTTGGATACTTTGCCCAAATTTCATTGAAATATTGATCATATATTAAGAATTTATTTACTGGTTTATCTTTTACCTGTTTACAGGGTCGATTTGACCCTAGGGGGGGGTCAATTTGACCTTGGGGGGTAGGGTCAATTTGACCCTGCGGTTCCCAATCAAATTCGTCATCAATGTTCAGGTGATACATGTTCGATGTAAGCCCGCCCGCCTTGGCAGGTCGTTGTTCACGACTGATCAGATTAACGCCTTCCAGATGGTTT